CCGGAGATCACGACCCCGGGCAACGATCTCCGCGAGGTCTACACCGAGGAGGCCGACTGCATCCGGGTCGGCTGGGAGGAGTATACACCCGATCCGGAGCCGCAGCCCGATCCCGAACAGTTGCGGGAGATGGCCTACCGGGCCGAGGCGGACCAACACCTGATGGCCTACGAGGGCTATCTGGCCGAGGGCAAGATACTCGAAGCCGACGAGCAGAAGGCCTTATACCTGGCCAAAAAGGCCGAGATCAGGAAAAGGTTTCCGAACAATCCCGCCCAATAAACTCACTCCGTTTTTGATATGCTGATTGAAATGTTAAAAGAGGGCTTCTTTTACACTACTCATAATGACCGTCAAACACGCTCGACTCTGTCCTTTCCAGCCGCCCGACGGGCGGCTATTTTTGTGCCATAACCAAACCCAATATCAAGCTATGGAACAAAAAGAAAATGTAGACGCCGGTTTGGGCTGGCTTCAGAAAATGATCCGGCTCAAAGAGAAGCACGGCACGGTTACTATCCTCACTTGCCTGCTCCTGTTGCTGTTCGCCTGCTATGTCGTATTCTTCGGGCTGAATCCCCGCTACCTGCTCGACCGGATGGAAGCGACAAGAACCGAGCAGCACGACGACGCCACCCTGCGCCGTCTTCAGGCAGACGCGGAAATCCGAACCGAGGTGCAAAGGCTGATGCACGAAGTCGATGCCGACCGGGTGTGGGTCATCGAACTGCACAACGGATCGAAAAACCTATCATCCGGCCTGCCGTTCATTTACGGCAAAATGATGCCCGAAGAAGTTGCCGACGGCATCGAACACGTCGATGACGAATATCTTGACTTCGAACTGGCTCGCTATCCCTTCATTGCCAATATTCTCCGGAGGGGCTACTTTTACGGCTCTATCGAGCCGATTCAGAACTCCGACCGGCGGCTCTACTACCAGTTCAAGAAAAACGACGTGAATGAAATTGCGCTGATGACACTCCGCTGCGGACAAAAGCCGCTCGGCATTCTCGGCATCTCGTTCTGCGGAGATAAAACGATGAATCCGCCCCTGGTCGGCGAAAAAATCCGTGATCACGGATCGGCCATCGCCGCATCCCTGTCCAAACTCGAACCTATCAAATAATCCGCATGGCACTCCGCATTCTCCTCGACAACGGCCACGGCAAAGAAACGCCGGGCAAACGCTCGCCCGTATGGCCCGACGGCTCGCAACTCTTCGAATACGAGCTCAACCGCGACATCGTGCGCCGCATCGCCCGCCTGCTGGCGCACAAAGGCGTCGCCTTCGACATCCTCGTTCCGGAACTCACAGACGTTCCGCTCTATGCCCGCGCCAACCGGGCGAATCATATTTGCAGCGTGAACGGTGCCGATAACTGTCTGCTCCTTTCCATTCACGCCAATGCCGGCGGCGGCACGGGCTGGGAGGTATGGACCAGCCGGGGCCAGACAGCCGCAGACGACTACGCCAAAATCTTCTACCGGCATGCCAGTGCAGCCCTCCCCGAATGGAGGATGCGCGTCGACACTACCGACGGCGACCCCGACAAGGAGTCCGACTTCACCATCCTCAAAAAGACCGTGTGTCCGGCCGTATTGACCGAGAACTTCTTCATGGACACCGAACGCGACTGCCGCTTCATCCTCTCCGATGAAGGCCGCGACCGAATCGCACGGATGCACTTCGACGCCATCCTGGAGTGCGTCAAACATCACGAATGCAAGACCAGATAGCACCTACTGAAATTCAACAGCAATATGAAATTCTCTGAAATCATCGACAGGCTTAACAAGGGAGAGACGTTCCGACGTTGTTCAAGTCCCACATGGGCCGGTAAGTTCATCGTCAAACAGATTCCGCAGACCGTGCCGGCGGAAGTAGTGCCGCGCATGACCAGTCTGCCGGACCATGCGAAGGCGTTCATCGGAACGATGGGAGACGGCAGCATATCGTATCACGATCAAGTGCTGCTTGTCGAGGCGAACGACAACTGCCCCAAACCTCACGCTACGTACTACATTCCCACTTGGGAGGACATTTTCGCCGACGATTGGCAAGCATGCTAATGAAACGCTATCTGATTATGGCCCTTTTGGTGCTGTCGGGATTGTTGTGGATCCAAACGGTCCGCCTGCGAGGCGAACGGGCCGAGCGCAGGCGCGTCCAGTCCAACAACGAGGTATTGACCGACAGTATGGAGTTCTACCGGACGGCCAGCGGAAAACACGCCGCATCGCGTCAGGTGCTCGAACTCCGGGCCTCGGAGCTGGAGCGCTACAACGCCCAACTGGCCGCCACGGTCCGGGAGCTGCGGATCAAGGCCAGACGGCTGGAGGCGGCAGCCATGACGGCCACGCGGACCGAGGTGCAGATCACGGCGCCCCTGGAACCCGCAAGTCCGCAGTCGTCAGCATGGGAGAAATACGGCGCAGGGGTGCGAAGGGCCGCCGATTCGGTAAAAGCCGCCCTCGATCGGAAATTCTCCGGACTGCCGAAAGTCCCCGAAGCGAAGGTTTTCAGATGGTCGGACCGCCATGTGAGTGTGGACGGAGTGATCCGCGACGATTCGGCAAGCTGTCGTGTCGTGAGCGTTGACACCCTACAGCAGATTGTCCACCGGGTTCCGCGGCGGTTCCTCTTTATCCGATGGGGGACGAAGGCAATACGCCAGGAGGTCGTGTCGTCGAATCCCCACACCAACATTGTCTACACCGAATACATCGAACTTAAAAGGAAAAAGCGATGAAAATTATTTATAACAATATAATACCTTTCGGGCGATTCACAGCTTTGACGGTGTTGTTTTGGTTGTTCATCAAGCGAGGGAAGGAGCTGACCGAAAGGCTGTATAACCATGAAAAGATACACATGCGGCAGCAGCTGGAAATCGTGGCGGCATACCTTGTAATCAACGCGGGACTTATCTCTATGACGGGCGGGTCGTGGTGGTGGATGATGGTTTCTATTCCGGCACCGTTCATCATCTACGGCATTTCAGTCGGCATCGAGATCCTGCTGCCGCCTTACGATCGGGCCTATGGCAGCAGTTGCTTCGAAACAGAGGCCATCTACAACGAGCACAGACGATCGTATACTCGTCTCTGGTGGAAGCATCTGTTCGCTTGGATAGGGTATATCTCCAATAGAAAATATCCTTATATCCCGCACAGCGAACGTCCGCCCATGCAAGACTGATAAATCCATAATATAGGGGGCATGAAAAAGCCCCCGCCTTCGTCTCTGGCTATCTCTCAACATCCCCAGAAACGACAAAGGTGCCAACACACCACGACAGAGGCAATAAGCCTTTGGGTGTGTTGGCACCTATTGTTTTGTTGAGAGATGTTACAAATATAAAAACTTTTCCGGATATGTGCAAAACTGCAGTTTTTGACCGGGTCATGGGATTCGTTTCGCGTGAGACCGAAATACCCGTGGGGAGAATTACAGGAGGCGGTAAAACGCGTGAGGAAGTAGATGCCCGGTATTTGGCCGTCTATTATCTTAAAGATGAAGGTCTTTACGAATCCGACATCGCCCGCATGCTCCGCATAACACGGCAGGCTGTGGGGGCCATTTTGCGCCAGTTTGAAACACGCCGCAAGCAAAACGGGAAAATCTTTGAAATAACATTTATTCGTATCGGCAACGCCTTGAAAACTGATTGATTGCCTTCGAGCACGCCTATTCGGACCTTTGTTATGCGGGAACCATCAGTATGTTCCCGTCTCAATCGCCGAAGAGAAAAGAGGCGAATGAAACATGTGTATATACATGGAAGGTGATTATTTAACCAAAGGTGACGCCGCTCTTTGGGCTGACGCTAAAGACGGTCGCCGTAGCTATTGCGACGATTACGGTCGTCATCATGGCCGCGGTATGGCCGCCACGGGTATCGGCCTGGCGGCAGGCTTGGGCGGCGGTGCCCTGCTGTTGGCTTTGGCCGGGATCTGGGGTGCGAATCAGGCATCGAAAGCCCGTTACAAGGCTGCTGAAAATGCAGCTGCAGGCAATGCCAAGTCCATCGACATCCTCGCCCAGACGCAGCTCCAGGATCGTCTGTCGCGTGAAACGTGGCAGAACAATCACGCGCCTACGATCAGCCAGTACGTCGACGTACGTGCCGGAGCAGGCGCGGGGGCAGGCGCCGGAGCAAATGCCCTGGCCGCTGCTGAAGCGATGGCACTTGCCAGTGCAATCAACAACAACAGCAATGGCCTGAATTCGGCTATCGGAGGTTGCAATTTCCTCCGCGTGGCCCGCTACTCGGCTCCCAAGCCGTGCGGGTGCGACACGTGTCAGGATTAGCGCCTGCAGGGTGGGATGGGAAACCGTCCCACCCTTACCCTTAAAAACCGCGACGATATGTTGTTCAACAGAAAAGAATTCCATAATATGGAAATGATACGTACAACCTCCAAAGATGCCTTAAAACGATCCCTTATGCAAATGTATCAAGGTGATGTGGCTACAATGGAACGAATGTACGATTTCTATATGAAGGATATGCAGAATGTTCCGGACTTCGATCCGGTGGCTCCTTCAATGCTTCAGCAGGCAAAAACCACGATTGGAGACCTTTTCGGTTGGGCCGATGCCAATCAGGAAAAACTTGTGGGAGCTTATAACCTTTTCCGGGCGATGAAAAGCGGAGAGCCTATAAGCGCCGTTAGTGCTTCCGCTCCCGTCGCAGATGTTCCACCTCTACCGAAATTGTAAGCCATGCAACCCTATAAGATTGAAGTATACATATATGCTGAATCCGAGCAGGAAGCCCGTGAAGTGCAGCAGGCAGCCTATGATTTCGTGAACGAGAACTACCAGCATGGAGGACTCGTTACGGCATCCAAACTCAAAGACCTGCTCGTAAAATACAAGAACAATTTTTTCGTGCAAAACTTTCTGAAACGATGAGTGAGACTACGAATCCCCAGGAGACGCGTCAACCGCGGAACATCTTCGAGCAGACACTGTTCGGCGTGCAGGTAACCAATGACAACATAGTCGCAATTCATGCCCGTATGGACAACATGGAGGCAAAAATCAATGCGATATATGATGCCCTCTATCCAACATCCGAGCCTAACGTTCCCGGCGCGGATGACAAGAATAAGACAGTAGGGAACAATACCTAATAAATTCATATCCATGAGTTGTAACAAAATTCAAGCGGCAGTTATTACGCCTGTGCTGGCTGCCGGATCGGTGACCTCGCCGTACTTCTACCAGGTCAACATCACCCAGCGGCTTTGCTTTCCGACGTGCGCAGACAACACTCCAGTGTTCAATCCGCAGTTCTCGCTCAAATCGTTGTCCCAGGTTGGGACAGGACGATATGTGGCCACCATCCATGTCGAGGGCATCATCTCCTATGTTCCGTGTAACGGCGGCTGCGGATGCACC